AAGTTATATCATCATCACTACCTCTAACAGATGAAAGTGCTATTTTCTTCTGTCAAGATACAGATAATGTTGCTCTTTTTAAATTTATGGTTATCCCAAATGAAGATACGCCATATAAATTTGGATGTTTTGTATTTGATGTATATATACCACCTAATTTTCCAAATGAACCACCAGTTGTAAATCATAGTACCTCACGTAAAAATAATTTTCGATTTAATCCAAATTTATATGCTTGTGGGAAAGTATGTTTGTCATTATTAGGTACATGGAGTGGTCAATCTGCATCTGAAAAATGGATCCCACCGAATACAGCAGGTACAGGTTCAACATTATTTCAAGTAATTATGAGTATTTATTCAATGGTATTTAGTGAAGATCCATGGTATAACGAACCTGGACGTGAAAGAAGTATCGAGAATGCTAAAATAAATGCAGAAGCGTTACAATATAATAAAGGAGTTCAAAATGGTACAATTAAATATGCGATTATAAATCAATTAAAATATCCGGAAGAAGGATTTGAAGATGTAATTAAAATTCATTTTTCTCAAAAGAAAGAAAAAGTTCAACAGTATTTGCAAGAGTTAAATAAAACTACTGATTTGAATACATTTAATACATTAATTTAAAGAACATATTAATTATTCATCAATTTGTTTGATAGTAATTTTTTTAGGTGTATATTTGTATAAAAGTACATATGGATCTAAAAATTCAGGTAATAATTTATTAACAAAAAGAAGCCGAGAATTTATTCCTGATGGTTTAATATGTAAGTTAGTAACACGTTCACATGATAATCTATTATATGATTGATAACAGTGATATAATCTAAAATTAGTATTATTTGACATAATATTAATATTTATTTACATATTTAAGTCATAAAAAAATTTGTATTATGGTATAATTTAATTATTCTGTATATTCTGTAATAATTTGTATTGTATTTGAACAAATTCCGATACATCTTTCATTACCGATTAATGTTAATTGAACTTCATCTAATACATTTGCAAACTGGGTAAATGATAGTATAGTATCCCAATCTCCTGGATTTTGTTGTATATATTCAATTATTCTTAAATATGCCATTTGTAAATCATTAAAATATTCATATTTAGTAGGTATTTCAGATGATGAATGAATAAATGATACTAATACACGTGAATTATATCTATTAAATTGCATTGTAAATTTTACTAATTATTTCATATATTAATTTAATATTATTTCAATTTTTATAAATAAATGTTTGGTTGTGATGGGGATCGAACCCATGCGGATATTATCCAACAGATCTTAAGCCTGTCACCTTAACCACTCGGTCACACAACCGTACATTTATAGTCTTAGTGATTAAGATGATATCATTTCAATTTTAGACAATTATTATATATTTAACTCGAATATATTATTTTCATAATACTCTAATTCTGGTTTTTTATCAATACAATATTCTTTGATTTCATTTATAATTGTATCATTATCTTTTTTTAGAAGAAAAATGTCAACGATATATTTATTGTTATTAAAATTAATATAATATACCATCTCTGTTTGTGTTGGAAAATATATATCAGTTTTAATATATACTGTATTATTTTGTATATAATCTATACATTTAGATATATCAATTGTATTATCAATAATTGATATATCAAATGTTTTTTCATATAATTTATATGTATTTTTAATAATTAATTGAATTTTATTATTATTTATAGTTAATGGATATTTTTGCATATTTTCATATAAAAAATATTGCCATGTTGGTATTTTATTTATACTATGTGATATATTAATTTTATAATTATATTCTTTAATAGTACCTTTAATTTTATTATTATTATTAATTGTAAATTCTATTTTTTCATATAAATCATGATCTAACCATACTATAGAATTATGATCAACTTTATCAATCCAATAATTAGGAGGAAATTCTTTACCAACTGTAAATTCAGGTGGTACTGATCCATAATCATCTATTTCAGTATATAATCTACACATTTTTGAACCATCCCATATATACACACCTTCATTACGATAACCTCGATTTTTAATACCATTTTCTGTAAAACATATTAAATCACCTCTTTTAACACCATTTGCAGTAGGATCAAATAAAAATTTATGATTTTTATTTGGTTTTGTTGGATTTGTATATTTATAATTTTTTGTATCTGGATTATGAATAAACCAGTTTTTATTGAATGCGTCTTCAATCCAATCTGGATAGAAATGTTCGGTAGCCATATTTATTTATATTATACTGTAAAGTAATATAATATAAAATTTTCAAATTTAACTAAAAAAAGTTTGTAATGTAGCAATAATAGAACTAATATGAATTTTTTCCAATGATCCAATTAATACATTTTTTTCTATTTGTGCTAATTGTTGGATACATTCAATAATTTTAGGTTTACTTATGTAAGTATCTAAAATATACATTAATACTTTATTTAAAAAATCTGAAATAGAAAAATTCTCTATTTGTCGAATTCGTAATAGTTCGGCATGTGATTCAATTAATGTATGAGTTTGTATATATTCTAAGAAATGTTTGATACTAAGTAATTGTAATCCAAGTGATGAATAATTATTAGATAAGCTAATATTTTGTAACAAATTAATACCTTTTCGTAAATCACCATTTGAACTAAAAATAATATTTGTTAATTGATCTTTTGATATTTTTAAATTTTCTGTCTTTGAAATTTTGGTTAATGCCGTTTTCATTGTTTTATCATTAATTTTAGGAAATATAACTACTACACTTCTTGATAATATAGCATCTATTAATTTAGATAGATAATTACAGATTAAGCAGAAACGTGTATTAAAAGTGTATGTCTCTATAATTCTTCTTAATGCACCTTGTGCATCATCTGTTAATGCATCTGCTTCATCTAATATTACTAATTTATATTTAATGTCTATTCCAGGTTTTTTTATAATCTGTAATTGACAAAATTCCTTAATCTGTGAACGTACAACTGAAATACCACGATCATCGGATGCATTCAGTTCTAATACATATTTACTTGATTCACCTTTAAAGTATTCATTTGTAATTGCAAAAATAGTAGATGTCTTACCAGTACCTGCAACACCATAAAAAACCATATGAGGAAAAAAATCATTGGTCATTAAATCTTTAATAAAATTAACAATAGGTGGATGTAAGACATCATTAATATTTTGAGGGCGATATTTTTCAACCCATGGTAGATTATTATGTTCTTGCATTTAATTCTAATTATCTATAAAGTAATCATATCTTTAATTATTATTTTCAAATTTATATATATATAAAATGTTTAGTTTTAATTCAAATGTAGTACCATCACCTGCACCAGCAGTAGATGAATATGCATATCAAACAAATATAATAACTACAAATAGGATTATTACATTTTCTGATATACATGCAGACATACACGCATTAATAATTTGTTTAAGAGATTGTGCAAAAGTTATTAGAAAAAAGGCAATAGTACGATTTGATCAATTATGTCCAGATGATGATCTTGAACGTTTATTAAATATTGATATATCTGAGGATGATAATGGATATATAGATGATCTAAATTATGAATGGATTGCAGAAAACACATATGCTGTGATTGTTGGTGACATGATAGATGGATATAGAGATGGTACTGCACGTATGGATAAAATAAATGGTAAAGAACAAAATGAATATGATCAAGTTGAAATAAAAATATTACGATTTATAAATGCATTAAATAGGCAAGCTATATATAAGAATTCTAAAATATTAAAATTGCTTGGAAATCATGAAATATGGAATATTATAAATAATCGTGATCATGACTGGTTATCGAAAGCAGGTAGATATGTACCTCCATATACCAATAGTAAACCAAATTATTATAGAGGTTTCAGTAGAAAAAATGTATTTGATGTTAATAATCCTGGATTTAAGTTACTTTTTGAGGGTAGTGCTGGAATATTATTAAAAATAAATAATAATATTTTTGTGCATGCTACAATCGAAAATAAAAATTTTGGGTTATATAGAGAAATTAATAATAGAATAAATACTCCAGGAATAGATTTTAATACATTTCGAGAAGTTATTGGTGATATAGGTAATGCTTATAATATACCTGGATACGGAGAATTATGGAATAGAACATGGGGTGATGATAGAAATATACATAATAGATTTAAAAGAACAGCACCTTCAATATGTTTGAACATTTTATCAAAAATTCAAACATTTTTAGCAGATGTACCAGAACCTAAACCAAATGCAGAAAGTATGAGAATTATCGTTGGACATTGTCCTCAATATAATTCATCTTCTTTTTTTATTGACGATAGAACACGTGAAATTGCAATAAATCGTACTTTTACTAATTTGATAGATGATAATTTAATAACACAAACATTTAGTAAACCAGCTACGACAGGTATGTATAATTCAGCACCTAATTTAATATTTGGTATTACAATGGAATGTAGTCATAATGATAATGAATATGATCATTTATTGTATCGTGTAGATGTAGGAGTATCAAGAGGATTTGATCAGGTTGAGCAAGAAGATCAAGGTAGTGAAAATTTAGAAAATTATAGAAAACAATATTATTCAAGAACACCTCAAATTTTAGAAATTAATGGAGATAATATTCAAATTATTAAATCAAGTATTATAAATACTAGAAAACATCAACCAAGACCTACACTAGAAGCTAAAATTATAGTAAATAATAATCCAGAATTAAATAATCTAAATACTGGAGTAAATCAATGTCCACCTCCACCTCCTGCACAACCTCCTCCACCTCCTGCACGTCCTGCTGCACCACCTGCTATATTATCTGGTGGTGCTTTTTATAATAAGTATCAAAAATATATTAATAAATTAAATAATACTACTAAATAGGTGTAACAGTGAAATATTAGTTTTAATTATTATTTTCAAGTTTATATATATAATGAAAATAATTGATTGTTTTATATTTTATAATGAAATAGAATTATTACTATATAGACTATCAATATTATATGAGTATGTTGATTATTTTATTTTAGTCGAATCTACAAAAACTTTTGTTGGTAATCAAAAAATATTATATTATCAAGAAAATATTGATTTATTTAGTAAATTCAAAGATAAAATTATACATATTATTGTTGATGATATGCCATATAAAACACCAAATATTAAATATAAAGAACAATGGAAAAATGAAAGACACCAACGAAATTGCATAGACAGGGGTATTAAAAAATTATCATTGTCAGATGATGATATAATATTAATATCAGATGTAGATGAAATAATAGATCCAACAATATTTTCAAATAAGTATGAAATTGGTAAAATATATAAATTAGAACAAGATATGTATTATTATAATTTACAATCAATGTGTCATAATAAATGGAAAGCAGTTAAATTATTATTATATAATACATATATTAATATAAAAAAATTACCTGATGATATACGTAAATATACTACAACTGATATAATAACAAAAGGTGGATGGCATTTAAGTTATTTTGGTGATAATAAATTTATAAAAAATAAAATAATTAATTTTTCACATCAAGAATATAATACAAATGAATATTGTAATTTAGATAAAATTAAGAGTAATATAACGAATGGAATAGATATATTCAATAGAAAAAATCATGATTTAATTAAAATAAATATAGATAAAAATTCATATTTACCGATTGAATATAATGTATATTTAATTAAATATATATAAATTAATCCTACAAGTAAATGAATTAGTAGTACTCGCACCGCCCACCTGCAATGCCGCTATTGCATGTGCAGCAAAAGCGGGTGCAAGTCCGAGGAACACCTGGGTACATGTCCATGAGTTCCCGGATTTCTCGGTTCATGGGAGGCAGGTGCGCGTACTTGCTCGACAACATCACCAAGGCCTCAGTAGTTGCCTTGGGTGCCATCTGACCGGACTGTGACCGCTGGGATACCTCAATTTCGGTTCCAGACTTGGTGCGCTGTGGCTCCAGCGGAACAACAATCTTTGTCGGCTTCATAGTTGCGGCGGATTGCATTCTTCGAGTTTTTTAAGTTCGAGTTCTCTGCGTCGTTTGTCTTACAAATATCTAATGAATATAATAGACAATAAAATTTTCAATTTTTGATAAAAAATTGAAAATGTTACTGTATAACATAGTTATTTATATAATATAAATTATTACAAATGGAAACATTTCTTGAATCTCTCCTATGTCCAATTTCAGCAGAGTTAATGAAAGAACCCGTTCAATTTCCGTGTTGTGGTCAAACATGTGATAAATCAAGTTTTATTAGTAATAAGTCTAATTTATGCCCATGGTGTCGTACATATATTACAATTTCACAACTTGTACCTAATCGAATTGTTGCAAGTCAAATTGATCAATATAATACAAATCAAGCTAGTGCATCTCAAGCCATAAAAACGTATAATACA